ATGTCGCTCGTTTGTTCTGTTATATTTATTCATCATGCCTTCAACGCTAACATTTTAGATAAAGATTACGCCTTCTCTGACGGCGAGATCCTGATGGTAGATAACGCTGTTCGCACGCATTTTGAACCTTATGAGCGGCATTTCAAAGAAATCGGATTTAATGAAAATACCATTAAAAAATATCTACAATGCACTAACATCCAGACAGTGACGATGCCTGTTCCTGCGAAGTTTTTACGTGCTTCAAATGTACCGACTGGATTGCTTAATGAAATGATTGCTTATCTCAACTCGGAAGAACGCAATCATCATAATTTTTCAGAGCTTTTGCTTTTTTCTTGCCTGTCTATTTTTGCCGCATGCAAAGGTTTCATTACACTATTAACTAACGGTGTGCTATCCGTTTCCGGGAAAGTAAGAAATATTGTCAACATGAAGCTGGCGCACCCATGGAAGCTGAAAGATATTTGTGACTGCCTGTACATCAGTGAAAGCCTGTTGAAGAAAAAACTAAAGCAAGAGCAAACGACATTCTCACAGATTCTTTTAGATGCCAGAATGCAGCACGCGAAAAATTTGATACGCGTAGAAGGTTCAGTCAATAAAATTGCTGAACAATGCGGTTATGCCAGTACATCTTATTTTATTTATGCGTTTCGCAAACATTTCGGCAACAGTCCGAAGAGAGTTTCTAAGGAGTACCGTTGTCAAAGGCACACGGGTATGAACACGGACAACACGATGAATGCTTTAGCTAGTTGATTATTTGCTAACGAGTAGTCAACCACACACGCTGCGTAAGAATTAAATGGGGCAGCCATTCCCTGCCCCGCGTTGTTTCCAGGCGATATATTTCTTGAAATAAATAAGTGACAGCCATCACATATTTATGCATTTTCATAACCTGTTGCATGATTATTTATGATCTCAGCTCGGCAATTTGTCAGTGAAATACAATAATTTATTAAATATCAATAGATTAGTTGTTTATCGGCGAGAAATTACTTAGTAGAACAGAAAGTAATGTCAACGCGTTATGGACTGTTATTTCCCTTTTTTTAGCTAAATCTGCTATCTCTTTATGTGACTAACTTCACTTACATTCACTTATTTCTCTTCGTAAAATTACTTTGGAATTAAGTACAATAAGAAGAGGAACATTTATGAAGTCTGCATTAAAGAAAAGTGTCGTAAGTACCTCGATATCTTTGATACTGGCATCTGGTATGGCTGCATATGACCATGTATATTTCATAAATGACAAAGATCGCCCAAGAGCACACCAGATAACAGGCAGTTAGAGTTGACTGAAACATCAAGCACCGTAGTTCTCCGTAGATCTAACTGTGTGATTTGCCCCATATATGCCCCACCACTCAGCATAGAAGAGCACAAAGCCTTGCAATCCAGTGCAAAGCTTTGTGTGTCTCAGTTTTGTTTCATAGGTAATCATGCGTTCACTACGATGCAAGAATCCATACCAAATTTTATTTAAAACTCACAAATACACTAGATAAAAACAATCCCGCAGTTTTCATGCGGGATATACTGCATTTATTGCAACTACATTGCCATTAATATAAACATAGCCAATTCGTCATAACGAATTCCGTAGCGTCCACCTGCTTTTTTTACAAGAATCATATTTCCTGTTTTATATTGAGAATAAATTTTCTCACCTGTATCAGGATCTGTGCTCTCTTCAGTTATCACCTCTTCATCCCATACGTCTGGCCATTCATCGTAACACCAAAAAGCATATTGCTCAGGATTTAAACCATGCTTTCTAAGAATATCTCCTACGGTTTGAGCGCCAACTCCAAAATGATACCTTGATAACTCCAATCCTTTAAAATTAATCGACTCATTAAACCTGAACTTGCATATAATTCCCTTTATTTCCAGCGCAGCATCACGCTCTGCCTGAGTAATGTCATATATTGTTTTAAGTGTTTCATCTGATGTGCTTATAGTCCCGGATGCAGAATAAATCTGAGCCCATCTAAATGATGGTGCACCAAGAGATTTGCTGTTATCAATAATTGGTGAAAAATTACCTTTAATGGCAATATTTCCAGAGTCGCCGAATATATTAATAACTGCAGAGTCATCACCATGGTTTTTTACGCTTAAGTTTCTTGATGAAATATTTATATCTTTGTTATATCCACTAACATTAATCCATCTTTTACCATCAATGTGATACCCGTAAATATTTCCGTTTGATTGTTCGTCAGGTGACTCTCTAAGAACAATAGCATCTACTCCAGACGACCATTGTATTTTTGTATCTGTAGGCCTCCAGTTCTTTATAATGAACGAACCATCAGTAAACTCCGTTTTTATTTGTCTATTGTCTACAAATGCGTCTCTTGGTTTAAACTCACTTGTGTTAACGCTGCTCTGAAGATCAGAAGCAAAAAATCTAAGATTTCCTGTATAACCCTGAGTCTCGGTCTGGTTATACGCAATCATAATTCCATTTTCAAACTCAGATGATGTTATTTTAACATCACGGCAATCACCAAAAATGCAATTTCCTTTATCAAATGTTGTTTGAGCTTTGAATTTATCAAACCTTAAATTACGAACAGGGAAACCATCAACCTCTAATGCAAAGGATGCAGGAAGGCCAAAGTATTCTGATGGCTTACCTGATGTATGATCAAGAGTAGTGGCTACTGTATTCTCAAAAACAGTCCCGCTAAAATTATTACCAATTGACGGAAACCTGATTACACTTATTGTACCTTGTATTTCAGGAGAAATACCAGATAGTGTGATGTTAGTTCCATCAAATGATGCATCTGAATACGTATATACTGATTCACTGCCAGCAATTTTAAACTGTTTAACTGAAGTTATTCTCATCGACTTTTTATGTTTAAATGTCACTGAGCTTTCAGTATTACTTACAAGATCAATCTGAGGGCTATTCCTTATCGCGATTCCTGACTGGACATAAACGTTATTAAAGTGCGTTTTTTCAGGATTTCCCTTCATTGAAAGGCTCCCGTCATTTTCTGTCAGTAGTAGTCCTTTTACCCTCCAATAGCCGACAATCTGTACGTTATCAATAACTGAATCACAGCTATCGTATACATGCAACCCTATATCCCAGTTATCACCCAATGAATAAGAATCAGGGTTATTGTATCCTTCAATACCATTTTTACTTACCATTATTCTCAGATTGCGTAACTGTGATGCCCTGTTGATACTAACAGCTACGCTCATGGCTTTTGGTGTAGCAGGAGTAACACCTACAGAATCTTCATTCGTAAACTCAGTGAACTTACAAGATATCCCTTCAACAATTTTAGCTGGTCTTTCATTAGAGATGTTAAAAAAATATTTGTTTTTTTCTCCATCACCAGTAAATACAAGATGGGTTCCTTTACTCCAACTTTTTAATAATCTTTCAGGCGCTGGTCTATATGTGTCCCAATAATCAATGCCAGATCCAACCAGTGAACATCCTTCCGGAATGTTAATATTCTTCTTGATGATGCATATTCCTTCAGGAATTGTTATAACCGACCTTCCAGAGTTTAAAGCTTTAATAAAAGCATCTGAATCATCTGTTACCCCATCTATTTTTGCTCCCCACCCTCTAACATCTCCACAATCTCTCCATCGTGCCATCTGCAACTCAGGATATTTTTTAGCGCCATCTGGATCTTCTAATTGCGGCCGTAGCTGATCGGGGTCATACTTCAGCACATTAGGAAAATAAAACTGCTGTGCACCATATGCATCATAAACAGCCATAGAATGGCCTTGCACAGTTACGAACTTGGCAATCTGTCCGTTATATACCGGATATCCAGCAGCGTTAATGATGATTGGTTGCGAAACAGGGACGTGAGAACCGTCTTCGTTCTCCACATAAACCTGAATCTGGTTTTCAGGATTTACCGGGTCAGTGTCAATTTTACCGATATAAATTTTGCCATTGGCTACGGCTTTAAAAGAACGCGCCATAGTGAAGAGTTGCGAAGGCATACTCACTACAACATTGGCATTTATTGAATCTGTCATTTGATTTGCTCCAGATACAAGGAATGGCCGCAGCATGGCTACGGTGAATTTTGGGCATAAAAAAACCCAGCCGAAGCTGGGTCGTTGCGTTGGTTATCTGTCAGTAGTTATGTACTGAAGGAGGTAATTCTTTATTCTTAAGTCTCATCCATGCGGAAAGATTCGTTGGTCCGTCTGGCTCATTGATATCAACATCTCGTGTGTGATTGATTAAAACGTCTCTCGCCATTCCGATAACATACGAGAACTCATGACCATAGTCGTAGCATCTGCCGGAATAGTTCGATTGAATTTGTTTTAGCGCCGGATACAGTTCGCGGAATAATGCCTGTGAGCGGTTGGCATAATCCCATAACCATACAAGGCTGTTTGCTTCTTTTGCAGAAAGCTCGTTGGTTTTCTTCTCTTGTTTGCCGATAAACTCGCCTTCAAGCGGAACGCGAGCTGCAAGTGACAGAGCTTCGGTAAACTGCTCCTCGCTGATTTCTTTGTATGAACACCCAAAATGAGATTTCAGTGACGACCACATGGTAATCATTGCCTTCGCCTGTTTTTCTTTTGGCAGAGACTGACCGCGACTCATGACGAGTTGTTTAATGGCTTCCTGCTGTTCAGTGGTGATTTTACCCGGCAACGCCTTTTTAGCTTTGCGTGGATTAACTACATGGCCTTTAGTCCAGTACTCGTAGAGCACATCGTCACACTCTTCCTGATACTGGATTACCTTGTCGCGGATTTCAGGGCGGACTTTGTTAGGACTGATGCTGTTCAACCAAGCTGCCAATTTTCGTAAAGCCATACAAATCATGGCTTGCACCCCACCGGCAGAAGGTATGGTGATTTCCACCATACCCTTCGAGAAGCGTTGAGAAATCTTCTTATGTTGAGATTTCCAGTCTAGCCCCATTCCCTCAACGATAGGTTTCATTGGGGTATACGGTTCGCCGTTGTGATTGACAACATAAAGCTCTGCGCCGTGGAATGGTACATTGATAGTAGATACTGCTGTTGCTATACTTTTCATGTCGTTAATTCCTATGCGTGGTTTTACGATACCGAAGCCCTGACTGTTACCGCAGTTGGGGCTTCAACTTTCTGCTCTATCAGTTATATCTTTCCCTTCATATACTTCACCTATATTGCTAATGCTGGCAGAACATCCAAGATGCTTGTATCTTATGATGTCCAACACGCAGTCACTACACAGCATCCGACCTGTTTCTTTAGAGTAAATGTATGTTTGATCAGCGTCTGATTCGCTAATGCCGCAGAAACAACATTCTTTACTCATACCGTTATCCCCTCTCTCTTCAGGCTGTCCATCACCCGTTTAATTACTTCTGCACTAAATGAGCGACACTCTTCCTTTGCTTTCTCTTCAAGGATTTTTTCTAACTTCTCTGGCATACGCAGTGTTTTTACCTTCATTGCATCCTCCGTTGTATGCGGTACGCATACATAGTATTTAGGTACGCATTGATAGTCAATAGATACCTACATATCCTGTGGTAAAAAATTATTCAGGATGCGCCGATGTCTGATCGTAAGTACAAAAACCCTCAAGTGAATCTGAGGCTTCCTGTAGAGATAAAGGAACGTCTTATTGAACTGGCTGAGGCTAATTCTCGTTCATTAAATGCTGAGATGGTCGCGGCACTTGAAGCGTGGACCGAAAAAAATAAACACATTCAAGCACTAGACCTTGCAACTATAGCATCACGATTGATAGATCTTGAACGCGATGTTGAGACGCTAAAGACCATGTATGGTAAGGATGAAAAATGAGTGACAATTCAGGATACTCAGACGATCAACTGCGAGAGGCTGAATATCGCAAGGCGCTATCGTCTATAACTACAAAGGTTCTCGACTCTTTCTTGAGAGCTAAAGGTGTTCCAGACGAATGCCCAATGTGCGGGCAGTCTGAAATGGTTGTCCCTCAAGTTCAATTTGTAAATCAGGATAATGGAAAAGACATCATGGGTAGGCATGCCCATTATGGTGAATATATAAAAAACGAAGATGAATCATTCAACCCAATAAATTACTCTTATCATGTAATTTGCAAGCATTGCGGATACATTATGCAGTACAACACAGGTGTTGTGTTAAGCTGGTATCTAAGGGAGAAAAACAGCAATGTCTAAGTTGAAGTTGGCTTACGATGCTGACAATCCTTTTCCGAATAGCGAATTTGCCCCCATCGGAATTGAAGACTCAGAAGAGCCAGCACATGGAGGTGGCAATGGAGGAGGATCAGATATGAACAGTAGAATGACCCGCATTGAAACGATTGCCGCCAACCAAGAAAAGCTAATATCAGAAACTAGAAAAGAGTTGATTGGCATCCGTGGCGACATGCACGGAATGGAGCGTCGCCTAGCAGATAAGATGGACGAGAATCAGAAGTGGCTTATCGCCCTCATGATATCTGCAATCCTTGCTCCGCTGTTTATTGCCTTGGTTACCAAATAGCTACTAACTAAGGAGATTTGTGTGTATACAACAGTTATCGTGATAGCTATCGCACTCATTGTGGTTCAGTACCAACTGGCATCTTTAAAACAAAAGATATCTGACCTCAAGACTGAGAACGAAGCACTTAAAAACTCAATAAAAGATGAGAAGAACAAACTATCATTCACTATATCTGATATTGAGCAATCCATTGAAATTATTGAGAATAATATTAACAGACTAAAAAAAGAAGATATTCATGAAATCAATGACAATATCAAGGATTTGAAATCTTGGCTTAGGAATGTAGGACAAATCGCCACATCAACACGAGATAAGCTCAATCCATCCATGGATGATTAATTACTCCTGTGCTATTCCGCTTAGCGACGCTACAATGCCAGCCCTCGCTAAGCGATTGAACTCTTCGTTTCCAACTGCATCACGTATTGCTTTTACGGCGGCTTTATTTGCCATAAATCTGCGTTCCGCCGCCGCTAATGCTTCTTTACTTCCGCCAGCTCTTACTGCTTTCGTGGCTTCCTGAACTGCTTTCTCTATCGCATATCGACCGCTACGCGTGGTGGCAATTTTAGATACAGCACCTTTTAACCCGGCGCCAACTAAAGCACCCGCGGCAGCGCCTGCAATACCCCCTCCAGCGCCACCAACAATGGCACCTGATGTTGAGTTGGCAATTGCATTTAACACTGTTGATGTGACGTTGGATAAACCAGCATCCAGATCGCGTAGTACATTGGCAGTTCTCCCTGTTCTTTCAATATACTGCTGAGGTTTCACTGCCGCTCTTGCAAGAGTGCCATATGCATCAGCAATTCTTCCGAGATCTGAGGAATATCTGCTAATGGCTTTTACATTTTGTGGGGTAAGTATCCCTGCGATATGGTTAATTCCTGCTGCATCAGCTTTGCCACCACGTACACCATGCGAGATAGCATCTTGCAACATTGATGATATAGCAGGAACACGCTCTGATTCTGGCAGCGCGCGGATCATAGAATGGAACCCAGCAGGACCATTAAGACCTTTAGCTGACGATGATTGAAGGGATTTTACTCCATTCGTAATCAGTGCATCTGTTGCCAAATCACGCCCGAAAACAGACTCTGCACTCTCTTGTGCTGATAACCTCGCTTTAGACAGATCATTAGCTTTCTGCCAGTCATCAAGAAATCCGCCGTTTTCCGCCATTGTGCGCATATCATCAGTAATTGCCCGGCGTATTTCCCCTGCTCTCCTTGCCGCATTTGCCTCTCCGCTACGCTTATATTTTTGCTCCGCATCAGCAAATTTCGCTCTCCATGCTTTCATGCCATCAAATGTTACTCCACCTTGATTGTTTGCCTGAACAAACTGTTTCATTTCAGGAGTAAGCGGTATGCCAGCAGATCGCTCTGCCTGAATAACGGCATTACCATTTAGCATTCTTGCTTTTTGATTTGGCATTGTTGACCGCACGTCATCCCATGCCGCGCGCTCAGCATCCTTCATCTGATCAAGATTTTGAAGAATCCTTTGTTTTATAGCCGCACTTTTTTCTGATGCCGTTCCAGATGCGGCCCCAAATTCATCAAGGTTTCGACTTAACTTTGATGATATTTCGTTAAATGCTGCCTGATGGGCATCCTGAACAATCCCTGGTGTTGATGCCAATGCGCCTTCGGCTTGTGCAATTCCACGACTTCCAGATCGCATTCCTGGTGTTAATGCGTTTATATCAATTCCAGCAGACTCAGCCGCTTTTGCTACATCTTCGGACACATTAGCGGCCTGACTGGCAATTGACTGACGCCCAGCACCTGACTTTGCCATCCTGGAAACATCATTAGCAGAATTCAGTGCTGCACCACCAAGAGCCTGTGAAACCCTTGGCGCAATAACGCGCCCGACACCTGAAAGAACGCCTTGAGCACCAATATTGATACCACCGTTAATGGCAGCATTTTGTGCAAAATCACCCTCCTGATTTGCAGCATCAGCAAGAGAACCGGCAATCATGTTTCCTGCGGAACCGATGTCTCCTGCGAGCTTTGCTGGCGCTCCAGCAGCTTTTGCTGCTGTGCCAATTGGCAGGAGATACCCACCAATTGTTTCACCGGCTTGCGCGTAAGGGTCTGTCGGTCGATCGACTGGACGATAGACATCATCCAAAACCTTGGGGCCACCAAGCCCCTGGCTGATTGCATTAATCAGACTTGCGCCACCCTGCAATACGTCAAATGGTATGTTTACCAGACCACGACCAGCCTGCTCTGCAATTTGCCCTGCACTTTGACCACCAGTGAGCCAATCGCCAGCTTGTTGCATCAATGATGGTTCTTCTTTCTGCTGCTGAGGCGGAGGGTATGCTGCATAAAACTGCTCTCTTGCTTCAGCCCATTTGTCACCAGCCTTAGGGGCAACAACCTCATCAAAATATTGCGCTTGAGCCTGTGCTTTCTGTTCTTCAGTTAACGCCTGATACTGTGGAGAAGCGATAACATCTTTCCATGCTTTAGCCATTAATCACCCCATAAAGACGAGAAACCGGACTTATTGCTGTCGCTTCCTGATTTTCGCTCACTAACATATGTGTCATAACCTGATGAACTATATCCCATTGATTCAGCCTCCCTTGCTGCAACCTTTTGAAATACAGAATATTGAGATCGTATTTCAGATAACTGTTTTCTGACGACCTCTTCAGGCTGTGTTATATCGAGTTTCGCGATCAGGTTTTCCAGTTTTTGGCCTTCAGCATTGGAGAGGCTACCCATACCTCGCATAGTCTGCACGTTCTGGACAAACGCACCCGACTTTAATTCTTCTATCGCATTACGGTTTGCAAGCCCTTCAGCACTTGTGAAGCCATCTATATTTCTTCCTTCGAAGCGACCAATACCTTCAAGCTCCTTCTTACCAAGCAAAGAATCAATTTTCTCTATCCCTCGCTCACCAGTAATCAACGCATTGTTGTAATTATTGTTGCCATCAAGCCATCTCTTAGCCTGAGACATTCTGGCTGACGTTGCAGCTTTACCGGTTAGCGGATCAATTCCCGTCGCTGCTATCTGTGAGTTAAGAGACAAAACATCCATATCCTGAAGTTGTCCTGCTCTTTCAAGGGCCGCCTGTGACTGCTTAAACACATACTTGTCGTGATTCAGTCTTGCCATTTGAGCCTTATAGGAAAGATCCTGCCCCCTAATAGCCCTCGCATTCGTCATGTCATTATTGCGAATGGTTTCGTTAATTCTTTGCTGCTCCTGCTGGCGACCAACCATCTTATCCTGAACAGCAAACGCCTTTTCTGGTCCAAGCGCACCGAGAGACATAGTAGTCAGCATGTGTGATAGCTGCTCTGGATTCTGGATACCTGTCTGAATCATCCAGTCAGCATTAGCACCAACGCGATTTAACCTGTCCTTGTTGTCAGTAATGAATTTACTGTAGGCTTCCGGTCCCTGAGAAAGAGCGACGTTAGCCCTCATGGCTAAATCGCCCATATCGTTGCGTTGCTGCTCATTAAGACCGGAAAACGCCTGTTGTGCCTGTGCAACAAACGCTGGATTTTCCTGGGCAAACTTAAATAGTCCAGATGGATCACCAGAAGCCCATGCATCAGCGTGAACCTTATTGAACGCACTAATAGCTTTCTGTTGCTGTTCCTGATTGTAAATATCAGCAACTCCAGCCAGACCACGTAACGCGGTCAGACCAATGTTATTTGCACCTGAGCGAGCCAGTTCATTGTTTTCGCGGATCAGACCAAGCGTTGCGTTAATGTCGCTTGCCTTTGGCGCATTCTCATTTTGCGTACCGATGCCAGCCAGAAAACCACCAGAATTAATACCCTGTTGCCACGTAGCCATTGATTACCCCTTAAAACAACGAGCCAAGCAGACCAAGACCGCCGCCGATCGCAGCCCCCCACGGAGTTGATGAACCAATTAATTTCGCAAGTCCAGCCCCAGCAATGGCACCAGACGCACCTCCGCCAATAGCAGATTGCATTGCTGATGGTCTGTTGGCGTTTGCCGCTGCAAGAGCCGCGCTTTGCTGTGAAATCTGACTCATGTTGTTGGCATATGTTTGCCCGGCGTTTGCCTGTCCCTGAAGAGCGCCAAGACCGATATTTGCCAGGTTGTTGTAATTGTTCATTTGTCCAGATAGCCATTGCTGACCAAGCGTTGGTGCGATTGTTGCTAACTGATTACTGGTTGCGGTGGAACCCAATCCACCTGTTGCTTCCGCTGCCGCCAGACTCTGATAACGAGCCTGACCAGCAAGATCTTTGTACTGCTGAGAGTTGTAATACTGGTTAAGTGCCTGACCTTGCCCCTCCAGAGACGATAAGTTCTCGAGGCTGCCGACATACTTATCAGCCAGAGGAGTAAACGGCTTCAGGTTGTTCATGATGGTGTTGAACTGCTGATTTTGCAGGTTTGCTGCATACTTCTGAGCTTCTGCGGCATACTTTGCGCTTTTATCAGAACTGCCACCTTTCCCGCCTTTTTCAGGGCAATAAGGTTCCTCGCCGCGCAGTTTTCTGCCCAGCTTAAATGCATATAACATGGCTATCTCCCGTGATTCAGGAAGTCGATTAGTTCTTCGCGTGTGGCGCTGTAAAAAGTCACGTCATCCACGCCTTTAAAGTATTTCTTGATGGTTCCGACACGCTTAAGGCCAATCATTGCGCAGTAAATCTGCCCGTGGCGGAATTTGCGTGCGGCGAACGATGTGACGCACTGAACGGTGGTGTTAGTCAGAATGTATCGCCAGAACGCCAGCCCGATTTCCTTGCTGAAGCCGCGAATCTCTGGCAGGTACATGGCGTGGCAATCGAATGTCAGCGGCTGAATCTCCTGATAGTAAACAATGCCGCCGAACTGCCCGTGCACGTTAACCTCAAAGTAACGGCATTCAGGCTTGTAGTCGTATCCATCGCCGTTGTTGCTCCCGGCAATAATGTCAGGGTGATTTCCGACTGCTTCTATCAGGTCGATGTTTCGCGTTGGTTTGAATGTAATCATCAGTCAATCAGCCCATGTAATCTAAGTGCTGTTTCAAGCGCCAGAATACGCTGCCGCGCCTGCTGCAAACCTGTAGCGAGAGCCGCGACTTCGGATTGTGTGTACGTAGTGCCGACCGTGTATGACTGGTTAGCGTTGAATGAGCCAAGAAGAGGTGTACCTGTGGCTGCAGTCCATCCGGTATTTCTTGCTCCAACGACCTGAATTCCATCAACTGAATATGATGTTTTTACATCCAGCGGTGACGCAAGAGACTGCGATTCGGTTACGGTTTTCGATACGTAATCACTCTTAATGTCAGATACATCGCTTTCTACGCCATCCAGTCTTTTGTCAACAGTGACCAGATGCGCCTGAATATCGATAACCTCATCCAGCAAGTAATCAACATCGCTACGCAGTACGACTATCTTCCCTTCGGCGGTTGTTAACCTGACCTCAAGGAGATTAATCGCTTTTGTGTTTGCGGTGATTCTTGAATCGTGATCTGCCAGTTCGACGTCCTGTTCATCGTTTTTCACCTGAGCATCGTAAGCGCCCTGACCAGCCTGATTTGCCTTCCCGGCAATTGCGCCGACATCAGCCCCCTGATTAATGACATACAGCAGGTAAGACTGGCTGAATATATTGCGTGGAAGGATTGATGTATCGAGCCGCGTCGCCTGCACAATAACAGGGGTGTTGAGATTCGAATCAGCCATTACTCGATCCTTATCTGAGCGCCAGACAGAGTGACAGGTGACTTCGTGATAACGCGCAATTTGAAGCCGACATTTTTCCTGATGCGCCCTACTCGCTTCCACAAAACGCGTTTGTCGTAAACGAACGGTTCATTCTGCCCAATCATCTGCTCACGTCCGTAATTGATGCCGTCAGTGGTTGCAGAGAGGAACAGGCGGTCGGCGTACTGAGCTACGCCAGTGGATGATTCCACCTCCAGATCGAAGCATCTGGCGTTATCCGCTTTGAACAGTGGAGTAAACAGCAGGTGTTCCTGTTGCTTGTCGTACTGGCTGCTGATGTCGAACTGCAATTTCCCGGTCACCGATTCCAGCTTATCGCCGCACGTAATTTGGTTGCCTTCGTAAATGAAGTCGATAGCGCGGTACACATCGTCATACAGGCCTGTTTTCAGTACACACCATTGCGGACCATTGGCGCTTGAAGATGCGTCGTACACGAGGACGTGGCGCGGCAGGTGAATAATCAGCAACTCATGAGCATCAAACCGCAACGATTCCATCACGCCATCAGCCAGTTCATCAGCAGTGTAGGAGCGGAGGATTTTCTCAATGCTCGCGCTGGCTATTGGTGATACCTGACCGGAGCCGATGATATACACAGACGGCGCACCTGTTGCAGGATTGCTGATGAACGCATAAGAATCAGCAAACGGCGTTTTGCAGTAGGTTCCGGCTATTCCTTTTTGCACCATCAGCGATGGCTGTGCGACATACAAAGCGGCACCAACAGTGGTTGCTCCAGTCAGGGAGAAATATTCAATCGTCGATGAACCAAAGCAGACGATGAAGTCTCGCCATGTGCCGATGCCGATGATTCCGTCAGGCTGAGACTCGGCACGATATTGTGCACTGTAACGGTCAGGATGCGATTCGTCTTCAAGGTCAGTGATAAACCACGAATCAGTGCCGTCTTTTGACCACGCATAACGCCCACGTAAGCGCGTAATGTCGCGAACTGAACCTAACTCGTACTGTGTGAATCCGCTGTCTGTAGGCCAGTTTGAGACGGTTTTAACCGTGCCATCATAGCGGTATTCGACCAGTTGACCATTAACGCCTACAGCCTGAGATGTCCGACCATGCGCCATTGATACACGACCACTTCCGGCAACATCACCGACTTCACTTTCGCCCTTATACAGCTTGCCACCACATACGCGATAAACAGCACTCTGTGCCATGTTGTACTCGACGCCGCGAGATACGCCGTTCACATCAGAACGTTTGGCAATGCCAGGGAATGAGCGAAGATATCCGCTGCTGTTGAGGATTTCTTTGGGTGTAGCCAGCATATTCACTGGCAGATAGTCGATATAGTCGGCGTTTCGGAAGTCTTTTCCGACACCTTTCATAAGCGGAAGTTGCTGAATCGGCATTTATTCACCTATGCGTTTGGGATATCGCCATCAATCAGAGGAAGATCGCCTGGATAATATCGGTCAGATGTGAACACGTCATATTTATTACCCTGTCCTACAGGAAAATCTCCACGTCGTCGCATTGAAGGAACAACCAGAGTGTCGGTCATCAAGGCATCATATGAGCGTTGGGCGTTACTGAGAACTTGCGGAGTTGGTTCAAGGCTGTAATCAGATAGCATTCTCAGCAATAACTGATAGCCTACTGCGTGTTTGTATTTTCTTGGAAGACCTGACTCATCATCTGGTAATGGCTGCTCATCTCCAGTTGCGAAAGCGTAACCAATGTCGCCGGGGTTAATCATCCACTCGGACATCATATCTTCCAGATCATTTACACCATCTTCAATTGATTGCGGCTCAACATCAGTCAGCGATGCATTAGAAGCAATAGCAAACTTACGAAGCGCAAAAAGGACGATCTCACCCTTTGTCAGTACTGTTGCCATTGTCTGCCGCCTTACGACCTCGCTTACTGGTCGGTTTCAATTCATCAACTGAGGCAACAAAGCCCAACTTTTCGAAAAACTGGAAGTCTTTTTCTGCGATAACGGCCTGTACATGCCCGGATTCGTTATCTGCGGCAAGGAATACACTCATGCGATCCATATTGTTTCCTTAAAACATAAAAGGGGCGTAAGCCCCTTGTTATTACGGATTACCGAAGAACTGACCGCCCATGTGAGGGTTAAAGCACACATATGCAGGCAGTAAGTCAAAGCGCATTTTTTGCACGTTGGCATCGCCATCTGCGTATTTATGTACGCGGATGGAGAAACCTTCATATGTTGCAACAGCAGAATCAATACTGTGCAGTTTCGGCAGTGGGATAGAGCCAAGTCCACAGAAGAACTTGTTATAGAACAGGTTTGGCTTCATTGTCTGGCTAGCAGTGCCTACTACAGATACGGCATCGCCTGCCGCTACCTGACGACTTACAGAGTTGTACTGCGGGTTTGTAGTGTCATAAATCGGAACACCAGAAAGCGTAACCGTCACATCGCCACTGCCGTCTGAATCAGCATCAGCAGTAACCGTTGCAGTGAAGCTAATTGGTGTGGCTCCGTTATACAACGCCTGTTTGGTCTTCTGTTGCAGCCAGTAGGTATTGGTGAATTTAACCTGATCACCAGCTTTCAGGAAACCTGTAACGCTGGTTGTCGCTCCGGTCAATGTTACAGTGAACTGGTATGAGTCTTTAACTGCGTTATAGGTAACAGTTGGCTGTGTTTTGACTGTCAGTGTTCCGCCAAATGCCCCCTGAGTACGAGAGGCAAGCCCATTAGACATCAGTGCGCGAATGCCGCCAAAATTGGTTGGGATCTGTGCATTCTCCCATGCAGTACGAACCAATTGATCTGAAGCGTGCAAACCAGTCTGCGCATCAGCAAGTCGCTGTGCAGACCATGGATCCATTACAGCATAGTTTTCACCTTCATTAACGCCGAGGTCTTTCAGGAAAGATGCCGTCTGCGCAACATCAGACCATTTGGTGATTGGAGTATTGGGGCTACCAAGTGACAACGCACCGTTATTCATCATGAAGTGAGCAAGCTCTGTTTCAAGGTCGGTAACGATTCGCTGGCGAACCGGCGCGAGAATTTCTTCCAGTTGGTTAAGCTTGATCGCTTCCTCCAGTTGCTGATATTCAACAGCAACAGTGATGTAGTTACCTACACGCCCCGTAGCTTTACCTGAGATCAGGTTGTTTTTATTTTTCCCTGAAATATCACCAGTGGGAGTACGGAGGGATGAGAATTGATGCGGACGTTTAAAGCTAACGCTATCGCCAGTGCTGGAGTTGATTTCACCTGCCAGCAACTGACGGTCTACGGTTTTCGCCAGAACTAAATCTGACATAAAACCCGGAAGGAATTTTTTCAGAACGATTTGACTGACGTTACTGTCGAGATTGTTAGGCATTTATCTTTTCCTTATTCGATTTTTGCGCCGGGGCATAATTTGTTGAATTCGTCTTGTTTCGCATCAGCACCGCCACCACGTACTTCCGGCTCTGGCTTGATGGCTTTCTTTGGTTTTGGAGCAAGGCTTACCTGTTTGCTAATCTGCCCCAAGAGGAATGCTGCGCGAATTGGATCTGTCTCAGCGGCTACACGCTGGCGTAATTGCTGGCTCTTACCTAAGCCATAGGCGAGTAGTTCAGAGCCTTCGTCTGCACAGTGAATGATGATTTCCTGCTGAATTGGTGGTAGCTCACTAAGAACAATGGCCTCCATTTCCTGATAATCTTTCACAGGAAGTTTGGCTGCCCGTTGTTTATGCGCTTCTACCCTTTGCTGGAAACGCTGTTGGTATTCCTGTTGCTGACGTAGTTTTTGTTGCTGCTGCTGTTCGACACGGCATTTTTTCTCATGCCAATCAGTCAATGCCTGTTCAAACGCCTGTTCGTCATAATCACACGACTCAAGAGTCGGTTTTGGTGGAATAGCGTCTGGTTGTGGTTGCTGATGTTCCGCAGGCTTGGCTAATGCTTCCTCAAGCTGGCGTCGCAACTCACGGTTTTCTTTCTGTGTTTCTTTGAAGCCTTTGCGGAGATCTTTCACCCATTGCGGTGCAGGTTGCCCGTCAATGTGATCATCATCGTCAGCGTTAAGCTGAATTTCTTCATCACCAATACGCAAGGCGTAATCTTCTGGTGTCTCTTCGGTTTTTTCAGGATCAGTTGCCACCTCTTTACCGTTGTCATCCTGGCTTTCATTCTCAGGCTGTGACTCTGTTTGGATGATGGTTTCTTCTGCATTTTCCTGTGTTTCAGACAGGTCAATAACCTGACCGTCGATGATCAGTTCGTTTTCCATTGATTACTCCTGGTTAACTCGGCATTAAGTCTGCCGGTGACTGTGGTGGTGACTGGAATTGCTGTTGTTGTGACTCGGCGACATCTTTCAGAAGGCGTATTGCCTCCATCACTGCTTTGTCATCGATGTTTCTGGCTTGAGCCAGTTTATAGACAGTGTTTGCCTGACTCTCCATCGCATCCTGCTGGGCAGTAAATGCTTTGATTTGAGTTTGAGCAGTTTCGTTAGTTGCTTTTTGCGCTTCTGCCTGCGCTGCTACCATTTGCGCCTGAGCGAGAACCATTTCAGGATTTGGCTGGCTTTGTGCTGCCATTTGCGCCTGTTGAACAATCTGCTGCTCTTTCTCATTGCGTGGTTTTGCAATACCAGATATCAGCAGTTGGTTTCGGTTGTACTCTTTGAAGTCATCAAGGCCTTCGCCATCGATATTGTCCAGAATAATACCCTGAATTGCCGGGCGCATTGGGTCTGTTGGAAGCATAGAGCTAAGGACATTTGTCAGTACAGAAACCGTTGCATCACGTCGTGCTGTGTAGCTTGGTCCAACATCAACCGTCACATCGTATCGACCGACAGAAAGGTCATTTAACGCAACAACAGTCCCTGTTTGCCTGTCAACAACCTGTGCGCTCAGGACAGCGATATCATCACTTCCATCTTCGTTAACGATGCGCACTTCACGTTCTGAACCGTACACTTCACGCGCCATTGACAGCCATACTTCACCAGCGCGTTTAAGACTTTTCGCCATATTGTCCAGATAGATAAACGAAGCCATATCTGCTCTGTTCATCAAGTTGTTAACCGTTTCCTGAGCAATATTACTTGGCATCTGCTGCATGGCCTGACTGCCGCCTGTAACCTCCTGAATATCTGCACTGGTTTGCTGTAGTAATGCAGCCAATGCCTGATTCATAACCGCAGGCTGTGTATATCCTGCCGGGGTAGCTCCAGCGATAATGTTGCCAGATTTATCTCTCACTTCGCGCAACGGCAAGAACGCTGGGCGTTTCTTGTTGCGAGCCTCCCAGTGCTTCTCAAGTCCACGAATTTGCTCCATGCCAACTATAGGGATCTGACCGGGGTCTTGTGCTGCAGTATCAGCCAGCATTGAAACCTGAAGGTTGTACAAACGCTGTGGATCCATTGCTTTTGCAATGTGACCTTCGACACGCTCAATGTCATCAATGAACCAGCGTTTTCCATAAACCGGGATGAGGGGGATATGCTCACCAGGAATACGTCGAGGTTTCTCAAGGAAACCATCACCATCCACTACTGATACATACACACGACGGCGCTTCACTGAGCGCCTTGCAACTTCCTGAAATCCAGCTATTGCCAGTTCATCTTCAATATCTTCGACCTGATCACTGTCATATGTTGCAATCTCTCCAGTGATTGGATGTCGATAACTGATAACATCAACAGACTCTTTACGAACTTCGTAATACTTCGCTATGTAAATAACATCTGCATCAAACCAGTCATATTCCCAACTGGTCATAGACGTTACGTCCAGAGAAGCAGGAGGTTTCTTTCCGTATTCAGCCTCATATTTTTCAGGTGACAACGAATACATGCAGAACGCCCACAACGCGTCAGATTTGTCGTACTTCTTAGCATCAGGGTCAAACCACACAGAGCGCGACGGGTCGTATATTGGTTCAATAGCAATGCGCTGACGATCGTCCATGGGGTCGTATTCATTGACCAGCATCGACGTCAAACGGAAGCAACCGAAACCACCAGTAGCAGCGTCGTCAAATGCATTATCGCAAGCCTCACCGCCATCAGTTTCTTCGTAGTCAGCACGGAACAGACCATTTAATTTATTGGCTAACTCTTCGCTTGCCTCTCTGTCACCAGGACGAAACTTAACGGTGATTCTGTTATTGCGGTATTCTGCAATGATGCGGTTAAGTTCAGTTGCTACCTTATTGATTTCAAACTTAGGATACTTCTCGAACTGCTCATCAAGCTTAGTTCCAGCCGCCGTTGCTCCTTCCCATTGACCTCCGGGGACACGAGCAAACCTCGTAGCTTCAATGCACTTTTCGCGCACTTCCTGCTGTGGAGAATAGGCGCGGTCAAACCTGAGCATGATCCGCTCATGTTTTTTCTCTAATGTCTCTGCCATGTTTACCAACCGGAGGATGAGGGAACGTATATTTCTGTTTCTTCGCGGACCAATGCCGGGCAATGCATACACATCATCAACGCATCAGCCAGGTTAGGAGATGGAATACCGAGCTTCTGCTTCATTTCGACCTTAGTCATAAGCTCCAGCTTCCCGTTGTTATTGAATTTGCGCTGAATCTGCGTCAGTTCTGCAAACAGCTTCTCCAGCATCTTCTCGCCTATCGCTTCTTTGTCGAAACTCAGCATGTCGTCGGGGTCCGCATACTCACCGTGAATAACCGCCCGATATGTCAGATACAGCCTGTCAGCCAGCGCGTAATAGAATTGTGCTCGCTTATTGCGGAACACATCGCCAATAGTGCGAACGTTGTCACCCTGTACGACTTCATCAGCCCATGCTCCGGCCTGGTAAGGCGCATCTTCATCGAATGGCGATTCGCTACCCTTGAACATCGTGGCGGTGATTTTCTTGCCGGAGAACGCTTCCGTTGTCTGTCTGCGTAGCCCGGCACCAACACCATCACCATCCCACAGGTAATGGTCAGCGCCGTCTTCAATCGCCAGCGAAGTAGCCCAGTCAGCACCCTCGTTGATGTCCATCAGCAGACCTTCGGCAATGCGCTTAACTACCGAACCGTGACGCGATGCATAACCTTTAGCATCTGGCCCTGTATCTGACGGGTCGTGCGCAGAGACAACCGCACCTTTCGCTTTCCATCCGAGTTTCTTGTGCGCATCGGTAGCAGCTTCAAGCCATTCACGTTTGATGATTGCCATATCACTTGCGCTTACCGGCTCACCAAGCCAGATGTGACGATACAGTGTCGGATTTCTGCGTTTACACTCTTCCATCTCCAGACGGAGAACTTCAGGAAAATGCGGGTTGTCGGTGTAGTTCACCGTCAGCAGGCAAATATCATCGGGAGGATTTACAACGAATCGCTGATAGGTATCGTCGAGGATGTTCTTCGGGTTAAAGCTCACCCATATTTCGGAAAACGGCTTGCGGATGGTTGGTATCAGGATGTCCCATGATTCCTTTGTTACCGCTTCCGCTTCTTCCACCCAGCAGATATCAATACCTTCGAGCGATTTAATCTTCGTCGGGTTGTTTTTTATGCCGTAGAACATGAATTCAGCATTCGTTCCGAGATGACGAATCATTGAACGCTGAATTTCAAACTCAGCCGAATACCCATCCCGCTCTATGGTGTCTTCAAGCAACCGAATTACCGAATCGCTGATACTGTTTTGCAGCTCACGAGCGCAAAGTATGCGCACAGGCTGCCGACGCGCCGCTTCAACAAGCAGCCTCGCAATTGCCCATGACTTACCGCTACCTCGACCGCCTTTGGCGACTTTGTAGCGATGCGCCTCAATGAACGGTTCAAAGATAGGATTAATCGAGGTCATTTTCCGAATAGAGTGCTCATCGGTGATGTTTCAATCTGAATTGCGCCGCCGTCTTTGCCTGTTAGCTCGTGATCAACCTTGTCGCGCCATTTATCCTTCTGTCGGTTCTTAAGCCAGAAAATGGCAGCGGTTGTATCAGGCGGGTAATACTTCTCAAGCGGAGTTTCGACAATTCTGTTTTCAATAACACGAATATCGATGTCTGGAGCCACGAAGCCCATAGCGCGTTGATAAAGACGGTCACTAACTTCTGCATCAGCGACGGCCTTACCCTTTTTTATGGACTCCGAAAACTCAGGATAATCAAGCTTCCACTTGTTAATAGTTGACTCACTGACTTCGAAGAAATCAGCAAGCTCTGCATCGGTGTAGCCCAGCAAGCACAGTTTGCGTGCCTGTTCGGCGTACGCCTCTTGATACTTTGTTGGGCGCGCCATGTTTATGCTCCGGTAGTGAACAGGTCTAACGCTTCCTTCGATTTACGCACCGCTTCGATAGTGCGGGTCGTGATATCTGAATTAGCGCCACCTGACTGGAAGTGAATTTTGAATAGCTCAAGCTTCAGCTCGTCAGTGCCAATGAACTGAAATGCTTCTTCTGCGGCTGCGTTCTGGTTCATGACCAGTTTGTAAATCTCTAACTGGAATTTCTGTTCTTCAGTCATGGGAATAATCTCTGCCATTGTTGGCTCCGTTTATCCGTTAAAAGGGATATCAGTTAAGTTATCCCGTGTAGGGTATAAGCCATTATCGAGACCACTCATTGAATGGCCTCTGCAATAACCGATGTCTTTCCATCAGTCCGCCACCACAAAGAATCTTTTTTGCCATCAGGCAGGAGGTTCATCTTTCAGTGGCTGCCAGTGTTATTTCCCCACTTACTGGCTTGGGTTGCTTCGTGGTACTGCTGTTAATTAGTGAGTCCGGGGATTACGGTTTGCCCGTGCTGTTCAAGGCGTTCAATTCTCGCCAGTAGCTGAGGCTTCTTAATTTTTCCCCAGCGATTGAGCAGGCGGCCAGACATACTGGCGACATCCTTCTCTTTCATATACTCCAGCATTATGGCGTTGCGTTCTGCTTCATAACTTTCGCTGTACTTACGGAGTTCTGCTGACATCCAGTTAAAGGCATTTATATAGGCCTCTTTAACAGCGTCGGCTTTTGCGCCATTAAATCCCATGACCAGCATAACGAAGCCACTAAAGTCCATGCGGTAGTAAATCTGTTTCTTGTCGAAAATCCCTAAGTCATTGATTTTTTCGGCAACGCAAAAATGCGCTCTCCGGAAATCTTCAGAGCAATGACAATTTTTCAGCGCCCTCAATACGTCCGCATGACGCTTACCAAATGCCTTTGCGATCTGGAAGGTGTCAGTTACCGGTTGACCTTCTGCTGCGGTAACTAACTGGCGAAAGTCAAAGTCATGATTCACAATTAATTCATTCATGGCGTTACCTGCTACTTCGAAATGAACCTTTGCCGCACAGGAAACCAGCCCACCGAGGCTCGCCAGCACTAACTGGTATCCTCAAAGGCCCATTCCAAAGGGTCAGGTTCGGTGGTTATTGTGCGCTGCGGTGCGCGGTGAAATACCTATACAAAAACGCCCCGCATCTGCGAGGCATTTTCCTGAAAGTCACTTGTTAAATTTCAGTGAAATTAAAATTATTTTAAGCATTGCGTCCTGATGTACTCCTGCAAGTAGTTAACCTGCGCGGTTATCTTGTCGATTCCACTTCGTAGACGGTAATAATTGAGTTCAGCATCTGCTGTAAGTCCTGGGCTTTCTCCATCGCCCATGCCGCTGGCTCCGGTCGTTGACTTTGCACAGGTGGCGGCGACTTGCAGGCGCTTACGACCAGCAGAAACATCAGCACGGAGGCTTTCGATAGTCGCGTTAGCATCAGCAAGCTCCTTTGTGTATCTGGCGTCGAGTTCTGCTACGTCACGTTGACGCTTCTGCATATCAGATATGATGGATGTGGCTTTATCGCGCTGCTCTTTGTAGGTCATGGCGTTATCACGGTAATGATTAACAGCCCATGACAGGCAGACGATGATGCAGATAACCAGAGCGGAGATAATCGCGGTTACTCTGCTCATACCTCAATCTCTCTGACCGTTCCGCCTGCTTCTTTGAATTTTGCAATCAGGCTGTCAGCCTTATGCTCGAACTGACCATAACCAGCGCCCGGCAGTGAAGCCCAGATATTGCTGCAACGGTCGATTGCCTGACGAATATCACCGCGGTCAATCATCGGTAAAGCGCCACGTTCCTTAATCTGTTGCAATGCCACAGCGTCCTGGCTTTTCGGAGAGAAATCTTTCAGGCCAAGCTGCTTACGATAGGCATCCCACCAACGGGAAAGAAGCTGGTAACGTCCGGCCGCTGTTGATTTGAGTTTGGGGTTTAGCGTGACAACTTTGCGAGGGTGATCGGAGTAATCAGTGAATAGCTCTCCGCCAACAATGACGTCATAACCATGATTTCTGGTTTTCTGTCGTCCGTTATCTGTTCCCTCTGACCACGCCAGCATATCGAGGAACGCCTTACGTTGATTATTGATTTCCACCATCTTCTACTCCGGCTTTTTTAGCAGCGAAGCGTTTGATAAGCGAACCAATCGAGTCAGTACCGATGTAGCCGATGAACACGCTCGTTATATAAGCGAGATTGCTACTTAGTCCGGCGAAGTCGAGAAGGTCACGAATGAACCAGGCGATAATGGCGCACATCGTTGCGTCGATTACTGTTTTTGTAAACGCACCGCCATTATATCTGCCGCGAAGGTACGCCATTGCAAACGCAAGGATTGCTCCGATGCCTTGTTCCTTTGCCGCGAGAATGGCGGCTAACAGGTCATGTTTTTCTGGCATCTTCATGTCTTACCCCCAATAAGGGGATTTGCTCTATTTAATTAGGAATAAGGTCGATTACTGATAGAACAAATCCAGGCTACTGTGTTTAGTAATCAGATTTGTTCGTGACCGATATGCACGGGCAAAACGGCATGAGGTTGTTAGCGCAACCTCATGCCACCCGCTTTCACGAAGGTCATGTGTAGAAGGCCGCAGCATAACTATCACTGATGAATTCAGGACAGCCAGTGGCTACGGCTCAGTTTGGGTTGTGGCGGTCGGTGCTGAACTCCGACTTAATGACGATAGGCGTGTACCGACGCCTCGTTTTACTTCCTCCGCTTTCACGGCTTCACCCTAGACCAGCTTTACGAAATCCTCGTAAACCTAACCGCGGCAGATATGACCGGCACGGTGTGCCATATCACGGACCGGCGGGTGTCTCGTTCACCTGATTAACGCATCAGCCTGCGTATTCACCACAACGATAAGAGTACTGCGCGGCACCTTTCACCAATTCCGCGAGGTCTGCGGGTTCAATGCTCTTACCTGTTGTGCAAACAAAAAAGCCACCGTTGCAACTTAAGAGTCACTAACGGCAGCTTACATCTTTAAACGGTATGATATTTCATTCTGGCTGCCTCAAAAGCCGCAGCGGCAAGTTCGGCAGTGTCATGGTATCCAAGGTTAATACACTTTCCAGACGCATTAATTCTTGCTCTCCATTTCCCGTACTTAGCATCCCAAGACACGCCACGGTATCCAGATTTATTATTCTTCTGAATTTTCCTGTTTTGCATATTTTCGGAATGAGTGACAAGACGAAGATTTGATATCCGGTTATCTGTTCTTACCCTGTTGATGTGATCAATAAAACCATCGGGCATGGTGCCATAAACAATCAACCATGCCAGTCTGTGAGCAGGGTATGCTTTACCATTAATCATAATCATTAAATACCCATCAGAATTTATTGATGAGCATTTCTTGAAAGCAAAACGAGAGTTCCATGTCAAAGTGGTCCTCTCTCTCCCCTGCCTCCATCTCCAGTGAAAGTCGCCTGATGATGGATTGTAATCAACAACAGAAAGCACCATTTCTGGCGTTAATTTTATTTCTTTCATCGCTTTACCTTAGGGATAGAGCCTGTTCGCGTAGATATGACAGCCAAGAGCGGAGCGATGTTTCCACCACCATATCTCAGGCCCATATCACTAAGACTCTTGTTTTGATTGCACGCGAATGCAAAAAAGCCCACAGGAGGTGGGCTTGTGATGGTTGCTGAATACAAAAGCAGCAGCATATGTGAATATTATGGCTAAATGGCTAATTGCATGTCAAGGCTTTTAACAGCAACATGCTTAACTTTCTCAACACGTTTACGCATTTTGAAAGCATTTTGCATTGGTTGGTACAAAACAAATAATGACGCTTTCAGGATATCGTCAATTTCGTTTCTACAGGTTGCCAGTGAAGGTTTTCTCCATCCCTCGCCACCACGCCCACACATCTTGCGTGGCTTTGCAGTCGCGTGATAGTAGGATGCAATTGCTCGCTTAGATGAACCATGAGCGTAGTAGCTGAGGAGGATGCCAAAGGCTTTCTTGTCAATGTACATCACGGAATCGACGACCTGAGAAATCAACATTCCATTATCATCATTACACATTGGCCTTGTCATAACTCTTCCCGGCTCTACGCTCTCCATGAACTTCGCTATTACGCTGCTCATGCGCTTTTCCAGGCGGCCTGAATAAACCCATGCGCCCCACAGTTCAAGCCAGCCATTCAGCCAATCGTGCTGTTCTTTGGTGAGGTTTAGTTCTCTTATACTCATCGTCTTCCCCTCTTGCCCTGTTTGACCATCAGGACGCCGTTAACTATTACGTGACGCTCGCCTTTGCTGTCTCGGTTGTACTTGAGCACTGTTCCTCTTGCGCAGGAAAGCATCCTCGCCACTTCGGTCTGATTGCCTCGTGTCTGGATAAGAAGCTCTGGTATCGTTTGAATTGTGGCGTTCATACGTTCTCCAGTTCGGTGATTTTTATTCCAAGCCTTCCGCCTGGTACTTTCACACCACGAATTACGCGAATGTCATCGAATTGCTCGTCGTCTTCCGCAAATCCGGCGTGGATAAGGGAGTCGAGTAAACCTTTCAGGATGTTGTCGAGGTCGCGGCGGCGGGAGTCTGGAACGTCTGCGATGACTTTGATGCGGAGTCGTGATTTGGTGAAAATGTCTAACTTAAGTTGGCGGATGATTTGCTGAACGTCTTTTCGGTATTTCTGGCCTTTATCGCTGATGTAGTATTGGCTTCCCCGTCTTCGCCAGTAGGTGTTCACCGACGGCGGGTATGGAAGCACAAACTGATATTCGTTCATGGCTTAATCTTCCCCTCCTTCAGCAGTATCGCCTGCGTCCTGATCACGCCTTCCAGGTGGTAAAGTCTGGCGTCTTTGTTGTCGAGGTTATGGGTGCGTCGGTCGATTTCATCGTGACACGCGCTACAAGCCCATGCGCCGATCAGGTCGTCAGGCTTCATTCCAGTTCCGCAAATTCCAGCCATCCGATAATGTGCCAGAACTGTAGTTTCAGGATTGCCATTGCATACGCCGTAAATACGTACCTGGCATTCTCTGCCGCGTGCTTCTTTGCGTAGGTTAGCCATTTACCTTCCCTCGCAATTGAAGAATTGACTGAAGGTCTTTTTTAATAAATATGCGAGTGCGAATTGAGCAGTAGTTTTCCTTCATTCTGGCGTAGTAATAGTCCTTTCTTTGCTTAAGCTTGTTGGCATCCGCTGTCATCCAGTCTTTTACAGCAAACTTAATTAACCAGCGGTGGCAGAGATACCATTTCAGGTAATCACTCATCGTCTTCTTCCTCGTACATTGAGCTATTCGGATCGCTCATCAGTTCTGCGCAGCAATCGGAACACACGTGAACTTCCAGCACATGCAGCTTCTGACCGCAGTTAGCGCACGTTAAAGCTCGCTCGACGCTTTCTTTCTGGTATTGAAGAGATTGGGATGGACTAAGCATGGCTTTCACCATTAAAAAGTCGCTTGTAAGCATCAATGTCTCGTTTTGCTTCACCAAGCTTTCGTCTTAATTCCATGTTTTCTGATTCAAGCTTTTCCATGTCTTGCTGGTATCGATCGCGGTGTTCTTTCCATGCTTTTCGATACGCCTTCATGTATGTCGTATTGGCCTTTCTCTTTGCCTGACGAACTGCGTGGTGGTTTTTCACAAACCAGTCAGGGTCGTTAAATGCTGCTCTGGCACATGTATACCAATAATTTGTTGCCTCCCTGTTTAGCCAATAAATACTGATAAATGGCAACCGGATAGACACCATTTTTCGTTGTGACTCTTTCTCGCCAAACATGTGCCCTTTTTTGATGCTAAGGCCAAATCCAGGTTGAATTAAAAGCATTGTCATTTCCTCGCACGATGTCTTAGCCACCGGATATCCCACAGATGAGCCGTGTAATTGAAAGTTTTTACGTCAGATTCTTTTGGGATTGGCTTGGGTTTATTTCTGGTGCGTTTCGTTGGAAGGTATTTGCAGTTTTCGCAGATGATGTCGGTGAAACTTCGTCGCTGTCGTCTCATTCGTACCTCCTGTCGGTAAATCTGACTCCCTGACCAATAGCCCATGCTGTTGTGTACTCGATCAGACTTGCCATACGCTTCACGCTCATCTGCGCGCTGCTTTCGCGAATGTTGACGTATTCGCCTTCAAGCCCGGGCAAAACATCAGCTTCCTGCTTTGTTGCCACTGCATGACCGCTAATCAACAAAACCTTCCATTGTTCTGGTTTTAACCACTTATCGCACCATTGAACCTGACGAGCGATATCCGCCAGCATCGCGTGAAATTTTGCGTTCTGGTCAAGATTTCGCTTGTAGTCAGTAATGCGGATGGTGACTGGCTTGTCTTTATCGAGTGGTGTTGCGAGGATGGCATTTATTGCAGCTTGCTGTTGTTGCTTAGTTCGGAGGAAGATTGTTTGCTTCATCGTTACTCCTTCACTTTGACTCCAGCAGAGCGGATGTTTTCCTCATAAGCATCCATTGCATCACCGAAGCCATTGGAATAATCAACAGTAAACCCTTTGGCTAATGCTTCTCTGCTGTCGATAAACTTTGGCGCGGTTATTTCAATAGCTGCTCGCGATGCCTGCCATAAAGCCCACCACTCATTTAAGGAGTGACGAATATCCATGCTTGAAAATGCGAAGTACCTATCACCATTTCTTGCCTCGGTTATCATCTCGAATGGTAATCTCAATTTTTTGGCAACGTATTCCTCAAACTTCTTTCTTGATTCGTCCATATCAATCCCCGTTATGACAGGTTAATTTTCACCCAACCCTTCCCACGCACATTTGCAACAAGCCCTTTCTTTCTCAGGTATTGCATACGGCGATCGATGGTTTCGATATACATTCCATTGCTCCGCCATTTAAGCCAGATATCAAAAACAGGTGTTGGTCTTTCACTCAGCATTGAAAGAATGTTTTGATCTAATTTTTCGTACTTGCTCACAAATACCCTCTCTCACTTAATCGCGCCCACGCTTCGTTAAACTCTTCTCGGGTTGCGCCGGATTTTCTTTCTTCAAACATCACGCATTCGCTGATGTCTCCCCATGACTTTGGTCGCTTTTCAGCGAACAGATCATCCCATTCGAATACCCAGCGGCCTGATTTTCGGTAGTGGTAAATGGTCAGCCATGTTGTGCTGTTCGCTGGATACCCATAGAGAACTTCGACTTTTTGATCACGGTCTTTATGCTTTTTCAGAAGGATAAAGCCAGCAACCAGCGAAGCTCCGGCAAGAATGATGATTGGAATTTGCCAGTCAGCCACACTTCCCTCTCCCCCAAATAAAAAGGCCTGCGATTACCAGCAGGCCTTTATCTGTTTTTAACACGCTTTCGAGTCCTTTTAGATTTTTCCTTAAGATATTCCGCAAGTTTATCCTCATCATTATTAAATTGAGATAAAAGCTCATGCTCGCAATTAAGTGCTTTACTCGCATAAGTTCCATATAGTTTCTTTCTTGCTAGTGCTGCTATGAATGCTGCATCTTCTTTGCTATCGAAATACCCTAACGATATTGTCTTATTTTTATAACCAACATAAGACTTCCACCTGCCAGTTGGCTTATACCAAGACACTCCAATTGCACCGGATGTGTTTAATCTATTCCCTACAATGTTTCTTGCATTCTGCTCTTCTGTTGCCAGTCTTAGATTTGAAATCCTATTGTCAAGTCTGTTCCCATTTACATGATCAATAAACTTAGGAGGCCATTTTTTGTATACATAGAACCAAGCAAGTCTATGCGCATAATACAAAACATTATTTATGCTAATGCATATATAACCACCACTAACACCTCCAGCAATACTACCTTTTACTCTTACTACTGAATTTGTTTTTAGCCATTTAAATATTCCTGTTTCTGAGTCATATGATAATGTTGACAGAAGCTCATCGTGATCAATTAGTTTTTTTATTCGCATAAAGAATATACTTAATAATATATACAGTAAGAACCATTAGTAACGATAACCATGCTATTAGCTCAGTGATGTAGATGGTCATACGTCCGCCCCTTGTGCATATCGTCTGCCACGCGCAGCAGGTGCATTTGATGCTGTGCAAATCTGTCTGGCTTCATCCTGGTCACATGCAACAAAGTGTCCGTTACAGAACCGCTGGTAAACCGTACCAAGCGAGCCAAAACGGTTTTTCGTCACAATGATTTCAGCAAATGGCGCGGCGCTACTGTTCTCGTCATATACCGCTTCCCGATAGAGCATGATGATTGAGTCTGCGTCCTGCTCAATGCTTCCTGAATCACGCAAATCTGCGTTTGTCGGGCGTTTGTTTGGTCGCTTCTCAACATCGCGTGAAAGCTGACTCAGGGAGATAACAGGCGTTTTCAGGTCTTTCGCCATCGCCTTAAGGCTTCCGGAGATGTGAGCAATTGCGAGGTCGTTGCGATCTGCTTTCGGCTTCTCAATCAGGCCAAGATAATCCGCCATGATGAGTGACAGGTTTGGATTTTCCTGTTTGTGCCGTTCTGCGATTGAGCGTATTTCTTCGACCGATAACCGCGAGGCATCGACTACCCATACATCCAAATCCGCAAGCTGACTCATGCCGTTAGCAACACGTGCCCAGCCCTCGTCATCCATCGATGCAGGATTTCGCAGCACGCTAACCGACATTCTCCCGGCGTTGGCAATGCTTCGCTCTGCAATCTGCAATGCGCTCATTTCCATTGAGAAAATCAATACCCCGCGCCGGACGTCAGAACCAGGAATAACGCGGCTTGCAACGCCTTCGGCAATCTTCAGCGCCAGCTCGGTTTTCCCCATACCAGGACGAGCAGCGATAATCACCAGGTCTTCCGCGTTCATCCCTCCGGTGATGGCATCAAGTTCTTCGATTCCGGTCTTCAGGGTATCTGACTCTTCTCCGTTCCTCAGACGCCTGTCAAGCGTGTCAGTGTAGTCAGTAATGATTTCCCCTAACCGTACAGGTTTTACCTCGTCACGGGGCTTTCTGATGGCTGAGAGACGTTTTACAAGTTCATCCATCGCCTGACTCGATGCGTCGATGGTTCCGCTCTGAATTGGTTCACGCATTTCATCCATGATTTCCAGCACCAGACGGCGGTGATAGTTATCCGCGACCATTCCGGCATATCCCTTCAGGTTTGCGGCACTCGGGCAGTTTTTGCTGGTCATCAGGATTGACGTGAAATGCTCCTCTCCGCACGCCTCGGCAACCATCAGTGCGTCGATTAGGTTTCTGTTTCGCGCCTGCTTGCGGATAACCTCGAAGGCTTTCCGGTAGAGCGGAATTGAAAACGCTTCCGGCTCCAGCGTTGCCAGAACGTCGCTGGCGGTTGGAGTTAATCCACCAATCAGCAGGCCACCGATAACGCTCGCTTCGATATCCTGTCTCATGCAATCCCCCTGTCTGCAAACTTCCCTTCCCGAACTCCCGTTAACGAGTCTTCCCTCAGCAGGTAATCAAAATCGGCCGTCCAGCCCGTGTCGTTGTCTCCGAAGTAAAACGGCTTAGCCTGATGCACAAACGCCCTGACATACGCTCTGAAACCGTCAACGTTTGGCGTTTTCAGTTGCGGGATGATTTTCTTCAGGCGGCGTTTTCGTTTCTCGTTGACCGCAACAGCGTGTGGCAGTCTGTCACCGACTTCGGTGTTGTAGGCGTTCAGGAAGGATTCGTAGTCGATTCGTTCTGCCTTGCGACGTTCAGGTTTAACCTGCCCATCGCCTCCCCCATTGGGGGGTAGGGGGGTATTATTTATATTCTTGTTAATACCTTCTTGTTCATGATGTGCGGTTGTTTGTGCGGCTTCATGTGCGCTTTCATGTGTGGCATGTACGCTGAAAGCCGCGCCATTACTGGCTTCATCATGTGCGGCTTCATGTGCGGTTGTTTGTGCGGCTTCATGTGCGGGTGAATCGTCCATTTTTTGAGCATATTCATGGTAATTTGTGATGGTGATCACACGACCTTTTTGCTTCTCTCCATCAATGGAGATCATCCCCTCTTTCACAAAAACCTGAAGCATCCGCTCAACCTGATCACGGCTTGCCGGCTTGCCATGCCTGTCGCATAACTGAAGACCTAAATCAGCTGCTGTCACAACCAGTTGACCGGGTTGCAGATGCCATTCATGACCTTTGAAATTCGCTTTGTATGGCTTTCTGGCAGCATTCAGGAGAAGGTTTTCCCACAGGGTGCGAAGATAAACATCTTTCGCCCATGACTGTTTCAGAATGCTCCGGTACAACGGAATGTAACCAGTTTTCTGGTTCTCCATCCTGTTGCTCCTGCGCTCGTGTGCGGCGCTGAAATCGTAGATTTTTGCTGTATTGCTCATAACTACCTGCCTTGACGAAAGACCTTAAGAACATCGTTAAACTGACTTACGGATATGTCTTCTTTGAGAAGCTTTTCCAGAAATGCGTTTGGAATGAACGTATATCCCTCCTCTTTTGGTAGAGACGGGAGCAACGCCCTCGCCTCAGCCTTCAGAAGCTCAGTTCTGGCAACTTTCACAAAAGAGATTTGAGTTCTTTCATCAATGGAACGAAGGAAGCGCAAACGCTTAGCTTCTTTGTGTGTATCAGGTGGATTAAAGCCTTTGTTTCGCATATAATTACCTCGTTGGATGTTGTTAAAATTCCATTTGTATTTGATCAGAACGCTCGGTTGCCGCCGGGCGTTTTTTATTGGTGAGTCCATCAAGCGCATACTTAAAAGCCCTGCTAATCGGACTGATGTCTGATGCCATTCCGAAAGCACACAAGACCGAAGCAATAAACCGCCAGTCGGTACGACTGATCTTCGATTCATGACAGCCAATCATCTTTGCCAGACCGCGCTGGGTAAGCGTTGACAGGTTGATGAGTAAATCTGTTTCTGCGCGATCAACGTCGCGCTGTGATAGTTTGCTGTAACTTGTTTGTTCCATTTCTTACTATTTCCATAGGTAAATAATCACTAATACTCATCTTTCGATGAGTGATTAATTAGTTACCGCGTTGTCGGCGGTGCAGATTGATAAAGAGCGGATCCGCTTATTAAGCGGCTTTGTGTTCCGGTGGGAACACGTCATCAAGACTGACTTTTGCGCCTAACTTGTTTAGGCACGCAACAAGAGCACGGCATGTTTTAAGGTCTGGGAAGCGACGACCAGATTCCCAATGTCCGATAGCTCCCTGTGTGCATCCAACCGCCTTAGCAAGTGTTGTTTGAGAGATATTCAGTGACTCTCGATATTTTCGTAGGTTGCTCATATGCCCTCCATAGTAACCATGAAACAATAATACGATATGTACTTTTGGAATGCAAACAAAAAAATACATCTTGTGCATGGATGGTTTTAGTACAGAGCGTAATAATAAGGATATGAAAATGAAATGGTATGAACTGGCTAGATCCAGAATGAAAGAACTCGGCATAACTCAAGAGAAGTTAGCTGAAGAGCTTGGTATGACGCAGGGTGGAATTGGTCACTGGTTGCGCGGATCTCGTCATCCATCTCTTGACGAGATTGGTGTGGTGTTTAAATACCTTGGTATTGATAACGTCTCATTCAACCACGACGGTACATTTTCACCTGTTGGCGAATACTCATCTGCCCCCGTTAAAAAACAATATGAGTACCCTGTTTTTTCTCATGTTCAGGCCGGGATGTTCTCGCCTGAGCTTAGAACCTTTACCAAAGGTGATGCGGAGAGATGGGTCAGCACAACCAAAAAAGCCAGTGATTGTGCGTTTTGGCTTGAAGTTGAAGGTAATTCCATGACCGCACCAACAGGATCCAAGCCAAGCTTTCCTGACGGGATGTTAATTCTCGTTGACCCTGAGCAGGCTGTTGAGCCAGGTGATTTCTGCATAGCCAGACTTGGTGGTGACGAGTTTACCTTCAAGAAACTGATCAGGGATAGCGGTCAGGTGTTCCTACAACCACTAAACCCGCAATATCCAATGATCCCATGCAATGATAGCTGTTCCGTAGTAGGGAAAGTTATCGCCAGCCAGTGGCCTGAAGAGACATTTAGTTAACAGCCTCACCACTCTAAAACACACAACAATAACCCGACCTTATCGTCGGGTTTTCTTTTTCCAAAATATAAATCAATAAAATACAAAGTGTTATAAAAAACTAACCGCATTTAGAACATTTTGTATTGACTCAATAAAGTACACATCGTACTATTTAGCCATCAGCAGGAAGCTGGAAGCCAAACGGAACAGATTGGCAGGCTCTTTAACTTCGATGGGGCGCTGACAAAGCGCAAACAGATACCAAACGAGATGGGTTTGGCGGTGATGTGAGTTGCAGCTGCAACGACAGCAACCAGAAGATCAGCACCTGGCGCATCACCACCAAAGCCATTTCACATGAGGAAAACATCATGACGGTAATCGTGTACGGAAAATCAACATTTGCAGGAAATGCCAAAACTCGCCGTCATGAGCGGCGCAGAAAGCTGGCTATCGAGCGTGATTCCATCTGCAACATCATCGATTCGATCTTCGGCACAGACAGTGAGGAAGCTGTTCAGGAAGAACCGAGAAAGCGTTTAAGTCTTTCTGAAAAAGCAATATCACTCGGCATCATCAGTAAATCAAATACAGATGCGAATGGCGGAAGCGTTTGTTTGCCTGAAGTTGCACTGTATGCTGCTGGTTACAGGTCAATGAAATCAATTACGGCGAGATAGAAATGACTAGCAAACAAGTATCATATAAATGCTATTGCCCTTTATGTGGAAGAAAATTCAGCGCCAAGGCAGCATGGAAGCATATCAATGATTATCATCCAAAAGCATCAGAACGTGAGTTGATGATGATAAGAGATGTAAAACGAGAAAAAATTTCTTTCGCAACAAAGCCACTAAACGCCAACAAAAACGCAATATTGTATCAAATGCATCGTTCAAGTGGTCCAGATTATTCTGGAGGTCTTCCATCTCTTGGAAAGAAAAAATAACCACGCTCACGCTGGTTTTTAATGACATAAATAACCGTATTTACTACCGCAAGCCACGCAGTGAAATGGGTGTGACTTGTGTTGGTCGCCAGAAAATGAAATTAGGCAGCAAACCACTTATTTGAGGTGATATATGGAAGAAGAATTTGAAGAGTTCGAAGAGCATCCGCAGGATGTGATGGAACAATACCAGGACTATCCGTATGACTACGACTATTGATAAAAATCAATGGTGTGGACAATTCAAGCGATGCAATGGATGCAAGCTGCAATCGGAATGCATGGTTAAGCCTGAAGAAATGTTTCCTGTAATGGAAGATGGGAAATATGTCGATAAATGGGCAATACGAACGACGGCAATGATTGCCAGAGAACTTGGTAAACAGAAAAACAAGGCTGCCTGATGGTGGCCTTTATTTTTGGCATAAACAGCAGAGGCGAAGATGTTGACAGTTGGTAAGTCATATTCAACTAAAAATGGAAAGACATTTAGTTGTGAAAAAGATATTGGAGAAATAGACACTATCTTTCCATTTGGTGGATGGGTATACAATTCTGATGGAAGCAAAGACAGATTTGCATATTACACCAGAGGAGGTACTTATAAACTAACCAAATCAGAATATGATTTAATTATTTAGCACAGAGAAGCACTGTGTATTCATTCCAACGAGTGAATACACGGAGCAATGTCGCTCGTAACTAAACAGGAGCCGACTTGTTCTGATTATTGGAAATCTTCTTTGCCCTCCAATGTGAGGGCTTTTTTATATGCATACCAATAACGCTTCACTCGAGGCGTTTTCGTTATGCAATCAAACAGAAGGAGCATCCTATGCAACAGTTCGCTATTGCAGGGGCGGCATCGGTTCGCCCTTTCAACCCGATTTTATCGGTACAGCATTCACGAAAAAACATTTTAACCGGAGCAGACTTTAAACAACCAAGAATGAAAAGCTTGCTCGAAAAGCTTTGGGATATTTTGAAACAACAAGGCCGTCCATGAGTTTTACAGATAACTGGTCAGACGAAGAATTCATTCGTCAGATGAACAAAATGCTCAATCAGCACAAAGAACAGGAGAAAGATGATGATTCTGACTCTGAATGATAAGCGTGAAATATCGCAAATAATCGCAAGTTTTACTGATGAAGATTACGAACGAATCAACAGTGAAGTTGATCGCCTCTGCAAACGTTGCGACCCAATAAGCGAAATGCTTCGCTCATATAAACCAGATGAACACACTAAGGACGCTATCGACTGGCTGGAAGATGATGACTGTAACTATCAGGAAAAAGCCGCTGAATGGTTCTGGGATGCAATAACCGAAAGAGTTAAGGCTGAATATGCCTTCGCAATATTCAAACGCAGACACATTTATGGAGAAGCAGCATGAGCAATATCGTTGAATTCGTTAAACAGCAGGAGCAGTTATTCTGCGGGGCATTGACTGAACAGACGGTGACATGGGCTAAGGAAAGCCAGTTTGCAATTCAGTATTTCCAGAAAAATGATTACCTGGCTAAAACAGCACTGGCAAATCCAACCAGCGCACAGAACGCCATCATCAATGTTGCGGCGATCGGTATCACCTTAAACCCGGCTAGCAAACTGGCTTATCTGGTTCCGCGCGACGGCATGGTTTGCCTTGATATCAGCTATATGGGATTGCTACATATTGCAATGGAGTCTGGTGTTATCTCATGGGGTCAGGCAAAGCTTGTTCATGCTAACGATACTTATGAGTCAAACGGACTTGATAAAGCACCAACCCATAAATACAACGCCTTCGGTGATCGTGGTGATATCGTTGGCGTTTACTGCACAGTTAAGACGCCAGCAGGTGATTATCTAACGGAAGAGATGAGTCTGGCTGAAATTGAGGCTGTAAGGAAAACAAGCAAGGCGGCATTCAGCGATAAAGGACCATGGGTAAATCACTGGAATGAGATGGCGCGAAAGACGGTCGTAAAGCGTGCAAGCAAGTATTGGCCTAAGGCATCACGTCTTGATAGTGCTATTCACGTACTAAACGAAGAAGAAGGTGTATGGACTGAACCAGTTATGCCGCACAAATCAGAGGAAGATATCCGCGAAGATGAACGGAAACGCCAGCAGGAAATAACGGATAAAGCACAACTTCTTTGTGATGAAATGGCTCAGGCTGAAAACATGGATGATTTGAAGAGATATTTTGCAGAAGCATATCGCCTGACATCTGGAATGAAATTGCAGCAGAACATACAAGCCATTTACATAGAATGCAAAGCGAAACTGGAGGTTGCCAGTGAGCAAACTATATGAAATAGCCAATGAATACGCAAAATTGATGGATTCAGATTTAGAGCCAGAGATGATTGCTGACACAATAGAAGGCATGGAAGGAGAATTTACCGATAAAATAGAGCAACTTCTTTCCGTCATTAAAAATGAATCTGGTTATGCCGAACGCCTCAAGGAAGAGGCAAAGTCACTGAATGAGCGAGCCGCAGTAATTCAAAATAAGATTGAGAGCATCAAATCATATATAGCGTCATCGCTTGAAATGGTTGGCAAGAAAAATATTCGAGCAGGCATTCACCAGGTAACAATCCGCAAACCGTCAGAAATTGTAGAAATCATCGACTCAAGCGCCCTTCCTCCTGAATACGTTGAGTTCGAAACGACAATTAAAGCCGACAAACTGGCAATCAAACACCAACTAAAAGCAGGAATAAATATCCCCGGCGCTCAACTCAAAGTTGGGAAACCTTCACTTCTTATCAAATAACGGTATCGACTATGAAAAAGACTCCATGGGAGAAATGGGAAGTCGATTTCTTGCGCGAAGTGGCTGCGACAATGCCAGTTGAAGTTATCGCTGAAAAACTGGAAAGGACTGAAAAAGCAGTAATGGCGAAAGCAACAAGGATTGGAGCTGACATTGTTAGCCGACTTCGTGGAAGACGCTGGACAAGAGCCGAAGTATCACTTTTCGGTAAGTTCTCCGCAGAAGAAATAGCAATTGCAACCTGCCGCTCAATTTATTCAGTAAGAGCTATGCGATACAAGCTAAAAAAACTCGATGAAGAAAGAGCAGGCATACGAATAAATTAACATGGAGTAATTAACAATGAAGCTGAACATCGACCTCGGAAAATACGTTATTACTGGAACAAAACACGACCTGATTCTTAATGAAAGAGGAATTATCAAAGAAGGCGAGAATGCAGGGAAAGAAACACTAAGCCGTATCGGTTATTACAGCAAGTTTGAGCATCTGGTTAAAGAGTTATGCAACCGTGAAATCCTGTTATCTCAGGCGCAGACGCTACAGGATATTCAGCAACATATCGAAACTTTAGGTATGTCACTTAGCATGGCTATTGACCAGTTCGTGGAGAGTAAATCATGAGAGGACTTGCATACAATCCCGGCATTCTTCCGGCAGAAATGATTATTCGCCAACGCGTAAAGCCAATGCCATCGAGAGAGGAATTGCTTAAGAGAAATAGTTTCGGTTCTGTTAATGACAAAAAATATCTGAATGCGATGTTGCGCAAAGGAGGCAACCAGTGACTGTATGTCTTATTGATAAACGTCGACGTGGGCAACAAATACCATCTGTTGAAATGCCGAATCACACATGGTTTTGCGTACTTGATATCGATGGTATGGATAAGTTTGTTGACACTCGTCATTACTGCGATACCGCAACAGCTACTCCGGCGAAAGCAAAGAAAATTGCTGCTCTGATAGAAAACTGGACTCCACCTGATGGTTGGTGCAATGGGAATGATCGAGATTGGCATGAAAAAATGAAGGGCTATATCTGCGATTTTTTACGTAAATGCAATGGATTCAGGGTGATGTGACATGAGCAAGATTGACTATCAGGCACTGCGTGAAAAGGCAGAGAAAGCAACGTGTGGTGTGTGGTCGCTCGAATATGGAGAGGACCGATTTGATGGTGATGATGCGCTAATTCATCGTGAAGTTGCTGGATATATTCCCATTTGCAGAATTGAGGGAGCGCATCCAGAAAGCGGTTTCGATGAAGATTTCCAAATGGAACAGCAGGCCAATGCTGAATTCATCGCCGCAGCCAATCCGGCTACCGTCTTGGCGCTGCTTGGCGAGCTGGAAGCAGCAAAAAAGCGCATAGCAGAACTGGAAGCCGAACCTGTAAGCCAAACTTGCAAGTTGAACGAGCCATCGGGCAACTCTCCGGTAACTCCGGATGGTTGGATAAGCTGTAGTGAGCGAATGCCGGACGACGCGCAGTGGTGCGTAGTGAACACAGAATACAGGTATTACGTGCAATGCTGGTCTGAAGGTCAAGGGTGGCTTGGTGATGATATCAGCATCCCTGAATGCGATGTAACCCACTGGATGCCTCTACCAGAACCGCCTCGATTAAAGGAGCTATAATAGTGAACTATTATATCTATTTGTATTAAAAGAGTTTTTATAAAATAAATCTTCCAAAGCATGTAAAAACACTGTTAATCTTAACGTGTGTGAAACGTGAAGAGAGGTGTTGAAATGAGCATTCATGATTTGTGTGAAGATCAAGAGCAATGGGCTATGCAGACCCTTATGGGATCAGGAGTTCTTGCAAGGTGCAGAATCCATAACGATGTGATTTTAGACAGCGGAAATGATGCTTCTTCTGCTTATAAATTAGGAACTTACCTATATCAAAAAGATAATAGCTGCAACTTATTCAATACTCTTACTGAAGCCCGCGACGCAATAAAGGATGCATATGAATCGTATTGTGGGATCGATGATTGCCCACAATGCTCAAAATACATTGACGATTAATAATATGAACAAGTAACTATCCTCGCACTCGCGGGGATTTCTTTTATCTGAACTCGCTACGGCGAGTTTTGTTTTATGGAGATGATAAATGCACTTCCGAGTCACAGGTGAATGGAATGGAGAACCATTCAACAGAGTTATCGAAGCAGAGGACATCAACGACTGCTATAACCACTGGATGATATGGGCGCAGATAGCGCATGCAGACGTAACCAATATTCGAATTGAAGAACTGAAAGAACACCAAGCCGCCTGATGGCGGTTTTTTTATTGGAGACAAGAAATGTCAGATTTGGCTATGAAGGTTTTGAAATGGCAATCAACTGGCGATGTTGGCATCAGTAGCGCAACTCTTGCCTCAATCGCATGTGGACTGAAAAAGAATATCTATGGTCATCACTTCGGCGCTCCACATGACGCAGCCGATTTCCGACGATGCGTTGCACTTGTTGAGCAGATTCCAGAAATCAGAGATTCATTCGACAAGGTTGCAAAGCGCGTTCCGGCATTCAAAGGCATCCTCAACGAATGGGATTCCCTCGTTGCTCTGTTGAAGTCTGAAATGAAGACGTACGGTAACAAAGCACCAGAGACTTACAGAAGAATCAGCGAGCTACGCAAGGACTAACCATGGAATCACACAGCCTCAACCCCAATGAGGCATGTTAACCCCCCCTTTCATTCCAGCACCGGAGAAAACAATGAGCGAAGTTAACTTAATTGTGCCCAACGACTGGGTGACAGAGCAAAAACTGATCGAAATTACAGGTTTACGCCCAGGAACCATTGAGAGAGCACGTAAACAATCCTGGCTTGTCGGTCGTGAATATCTCCATGTTGCACCGGACGGTATTCCAAAAGAAAACAGCGAATGCATGTATAACCGCAAGGCTATCGACCAGTGGGTTGAGAGTATGTCAAAAAAACAGCCTGGTGCGCGTCGATGAAGAACCGTTTATGCTTAATGCGCTCTTGGGCGTCAGGAGGGAACAATGGCTAAGACAGCATACCCAACAGGCGTTGAGAACCATGGCGGATCACTCCGCATATGGTTCATGTATAAAGGCACACGAGTGCGGGAAAGTCTCGGTGTGCCGGATACACCAAAAAACAGGAAAATAGCTGGCGAGCTACGAGCATCTGTTTGTTTTTCCATTAAGACGGGTAATTTCGACTATGCCGCTCAGTTTCCGGACTCTCCCAACCTGAGAAAATTTGGTGCGGAAAGTAAGGAAATTACCGTCGCAGACCTGGCTGAGAAATGGCTGGATCTGAAAAAGCTGGAAATCAGTACCAATGCGATGGGGCGTTACAGCTCCATTGTAAGAAATATGGTTCCCCGAATCGGAGGCAACAGACTTGCATCTGCTGTGACTCAGGAAGAGCTACTGTTCATACGAAAGGATTTGCTGACCGGATATCACGTTCTGAAACGTGGGCAAAAAACACCCATTAAGGGACGTTCCGTGCCAACTGTTAATAACTACATGAACACCATGGCGGGGATGTTTCAGTTCGCAGCCGACAGCGGATACATCAAAGAAAATCCGTTCGCAGCCATTTCGCAACTGAAGAGATCACGAACGGAACCTGATCCGTTAACCCGTGATGAATTTGTCAGGTTGATTAACGCATTTAAGCATCAGCAATTAAAAAATATGTGGTCACTGGCTGTTTATACGGGAGTTCGCCACGGAGAGTTGGTTTCTCTGGCATGGGAAGATATAGACCTGAAGGCTGGGACAATGACGATCAGAAGAAACCACACATTAACGAAAGAGTTCACTCTTCCAAAAACCGAAGCGGGAACAAACCGTGTTATCAACCTTATTCAACCTGCAATAGACGTGCTTAAGAATCAGGCTGAAATGACACGGCTTGGTAAGCAGTATCAGGTTGAAGTGAAACTTCGTGAGTATGGTCGAACTGAAATGCATCCGTGCACTTTTGTTTTCAATCCGCAAATCGTTACGCGTAATGGCCTTGCCGGGCACCATTATGCAGTTGGGTCGATTAATCAGTCATGGGAAACTGCAATGCGACGCGCCGGGATTCGCTACCGCAAAGCATATCAGTCCAGGCACACTTATGCATGTTGGTCTTTGACCGCTGGAGCTAACCCTAACTTCATCGCGAAGCAAATGGGACACTCTGATGCTCAGATGGTTTATCGCGTTTACGGATCGTGGATGGCAGAAAACAATCAGGATCAGGTATCCATTTTAAACCAGAAATTGAGTGAGTTTGCCCCATCCATGCCCCACGCTGTGGGATCGGATGTAATTAAACAAGCATAGTCAACAGGTTACAAAACCTACACCTGCATGCTCATCATTTGCTGCTCATGCGGCAGATGATGTAAAGCTGAAAGCAACCAAAACAAACGTTGCGTTCTCAGACTTTACGCCGACTGAATACAGTACCAAAGGAAAGCCAAATATTATCGTACTGACC